CTAGCTCTACTGGGTTTCTATTTCGGAAGTTCACAAGTTAAATAGGAGATAAAAATATGAAATACGGAAAACGAAAATCATGTGGTGGCTACGGTAAAGGTGGCAAAGGAAAGAAGTAGCGTGGCAGTAAATAAGAAAACCATGAAGTGTAATGTTCCGCGCAGGCAAGTGTCTGGCGGGAAGAAGTCTGTCGTTAAAGCCTGCCAGGGTGGAAAAGAAAAGATAGTACGCTTTGGGGATTCTAACATGAGCATTAAGAAAAGTAACCCGGCACGTAGGAAGAGCTATTGTGCAAGATCGGGAGGCATCAAGGGTAAGCGTAACAAATTATCCGCAAACTACTGGAGCAGAAAAGCCTGGAATTGTTAAATGGCAAGATACGATAAATACGGAGAAGTAGACGATCGGATAGTCGAAGAACTCGATGTTGGGTTTGTTGGATTCAACGATCGGTTGAGACCCGATCAACTTTCTCCCGGACTACTAAGTATTTCCGAAAACGGTAGAATGGATATCAATGGTCAATGGCAGGTACGCAAGTCTATGGATTATCTGGCTGCTCCGTTTTCATCAGCGGTGTTGCAGGTACAAAATGCCAGCATATCCAAGATTCGTATTTTAGATACATCCTTGCCCTCAGTAGATTCTACAGCTAGCTCTTTAGATGCTTCCACTGGAGTTGTCACCATTGTATTTAGTTCGGCACATGGACTAGTTGAAGCCGACTGGGATGGTTTTGTTTTGAGCCTACAAGGATGGAACGGCAATGTCGTACTGAACGGAAACTATAATATTGATTGGGTCAACTCAACCACGATACGAGTCACCGTAACCGGGCTTACATCGATTAGCACATATGGCACCGTACAAGGTCCCACCCTGGACGATACGGCAGCAAGTACCATTCAGTACTCCATAGAGTATAGCGATCCAAACAATGACAGCGAGTCTTATGTTTTATGCGTTGGATCAGTGGGAGCTGCGGTTGTAAATGTACAAACTGGTTTGGCCACTCAAATTAGTTATCCACTAGGAGAAACCGCTTTTGGAGCGACAGCCATTCAAGCATTTAACAAGGTGTACATCTTTAGGGATGGAGCCATTGCGATGGAATGGGATGGAGACCTTACTGGTTCTCCGGCGTTTACTTTGGTTAATAGTGGTAAATATGATCAACCGACTCAAATAGTTTGCTCTTCTGGAGAATTTGCACTTATTGAAAACCGTGGTGTAGTACTTCAGGCTGTTGGCATTTCTGTTGGTGATGTTATCTCTGTAGTTGGAGATAAAACCATTTCCACTGATCAAACGTCAGGGTTGACGATCGGCGCCAATTTTAACGTAGCCGAAGTTTTTGTGGGAGACACCCCAACAGTAATATCTGCCGCATCTGAGTCTTTGATTTCTGGAGGCGAGTTTGATGGATTGTACAAGATTACGGTGACATCGGCAGGTCATGGATTAAGCATTGGCTATCCTATTGATATTGCTGGATTTTCTGATACCAAAATTGACGGAAGCCGATTTGTGGCTGAGATTAGTGGATCAGATGTTGTGTTTTATGTTCCTCAAAATCCATCAATTGCCCTCACTGGAGATGAAACAATAGCGTTGGCTCATGGATTTGAATTTTACATAGACGCAAACCAAACAGATTCTCACGTTACTGAGGGCAACAGTCTTGTGGCCACCCCCGTACTTACCAGAGTGGTATCTAGTGGTCTGGGATACATTCACATGCCGCTTCCGCCTTTTGCGGAATATCACCAACGCCGTTTGGTCATGCCTTACAGGTATGACACCTCCGGGTCTAGTGCTTCTCCCACTATAACAAATAGAAATATTAGAGATGAAGCTATATTTTCTCAGATATTAGATGGAGACACTTACGATAAGATATATGGTCAATTTAGGTTTAACGCTGGAACATCCGATTTCTTAGTTGGGTTTCATTCTTTCTCTGAAGACAAACTGGTGGTATTCAACCGCAATAGCATACACCTAGTTACCAATAGCCTAGTCCTGAAAGATTCAGTTAGCACTCTTGTAACAAATGAAGTGGGTTGTGTAGCCAGGCGTAGCATTGTTCAGATAGGTAACAATATGATGTTTCTATCTGATAATGGTATTTATGGTGTAGACTTCCAGGACCTGTATAATTTGCGTGGTCGGGATATGCCACTATCTGCAACCATCCAAGCCACTGTTAGTGATATAAACAAAACCCATGCAAGTAAGGCTGTTGGTGTTTATTTCAATAATAGATATTATCTTGCTGCTCCATTTGGAGAGGCCAATAGTAATAATAAAGTTATTGTCTACAATTTTGTAAACAAAAACTGGGAGTCTGTTGATAGTGTTTCCAACTCGGAATGGGAATATACTGATTTAGTCGTCGCTGGTAACGGGTCAAACCGAGGTGTGTATGCCATTAACACAAATGGTGGAGTACACAAACTAGAGGCTTCACTTGGATCGGAAGATAGCTACGTTCCAGCAGTGGGGGCATCAGTTATACAGGCTCCAGTATATGGCACCGCTCAAACACGCATGTATACTCTTTCATCTATAGATCGCAAGAAATGGAACAACTACGAATTTCATGTGGAGTCTAGTAGTACCCAAGATAGTAATGCTGATGTAACAGCTATTACAGAAAACATAGATTCGGTTACTAGTTTGGGAACACTGCAAAGCATTAACGGAAACGTACCGCCAGCAGTCAACGAAGACTACTCGCTCAGGGGGCGAATAGGAAACAAAAGAGCTTACGGGTTGCAGATAAAAATAGAAACCACAACGGGAAGGCCAAAAATTAGAGCAATAAAGGTAGCTGGAGCTACAACATTTAGAAATTTAGGAGAAGCAGAATAATGGGAACAATAATTAAAAACACAACTAGTCCGTTTTCAGACGGTGACCAAATAACCTCGGAAGCACTAAACAATTTAATAGATGATGCTGTATTAAACACCACCGCTGTTTCTTCCGGCACTGGTTTAACGGTAGATGCTAGCACGGGCGTTCTCTCAATGAACACCACCCTAACTGGAAAAACCCTGACAAGTGGATCTTTAAACAGTTCTCCCATTGGGGCTTCATCTCCGTCCACTGGATCGTTTACTACGCTGGCAGCTTCTGGCGTTGTTTCTGTTGCCGATGGTTCAGAATCTGCTCCAGCTATTACCAACACGGGCGATACGAACACAGGAATCTATTTCCCTGCTGAGAACTCTGTTGCACTTACTGCTGGAGCGGGAGCTACACTCACATCCACTAACACGGCAATAACAATAGATGTTCCAACGAGCATTGTATCGACGGCACAAAGCGATCTTACTTTACAAGGAGGAGATGCCAATTCTAAAAATCTTATTTTCAAGAAAGCTTCCGCTCAACAAGGAAAGATTAGTGCTGTTGGAGATGAGCTAAAATTTTATGCGGGGACATCAGGTACTGAAACCTTAGAACTTACAACGACAGAGGCAGTTGTAACTGGTAACTTAGGTATCGGTACGTCGCCTGCCGAGAAGCTGGAAGTTGCGGGTAATGCAATGCTCGACGCATCTAACGCTAACCTGAAAATCAAGCAGGGGACTACTGGGACCACTGGCGGGGTGTATTTCACATTAGGCACAGACAGTACTCTTTACGCTGGGGTGGAGTTTGTGTATGATGACCGCCAAGCTGTTGGGCCTAGATTCTATAGCCAGAACGGGTATGACCTCACAGTAGATTCTGGTGATGATTTACATATCCAAACTGACTCGACTGACAGAATCACTGTTCTGAACGCTGGTAATATTGGCATTAACGACGCTTCGCCTTCCTATCAGCTCGACGTAAATGGAACGGGAAGATTTACTTCTACTGTTCGCTTTGATGGGGCAACTCAAAACTATAATGGTGCGTATGATATTTACCGAAGCGGAGCTGGTTACCTTCGCCATCGCATCGCAGACCAAAGCTTGTCTATAGGCGTTACAAACACGGCAGGGACATTACATTACCCCATCGTGATGGCTCCATCTAGTGACGTTCTCATTTTTAACAACGAAGAAGGGGAAATGGCTCGCTTTGACACGAGTGGGAATTTTGGAATCGGCACGGAGTCACCCGACGAAACGCTCGATGTAGTAGGAGCGGGAAGGTTTTCCACTGGAGTTACGTTTG